AAAATAAGCCGTCGCCATTAGTTTAACGTCATTACGGACGACTGATATGCAATACACCTGGGGAGTTAACCAACAACGGGCCGGAGCACCCGGTTTTTAGCCAGGGAGTTCTTGATATTACCACAGTGGATGTCACACACTTAGTTTAACGTCATTACGGACGGATAATCCTATGATGGTGGCATTCGCCATAAGGACCAACGCGGGCGCTCGACATCGGAAAACACGTCGACAAAGTGCACGCCTGGATCAACATGATCATAGGTTAATGGCTTAGCCACAACTTCAGGACAGACGCCAGCACACCTGGATACATGGTCATGTTTCGAAATTGGTGTGGTTGAAATTGGCGGAATCACGATCGAGTCGTCAGGCACAACTGGTAGATCATCATGATCATCAGGAGCCACCGAATCAATCTTATAAGCGCGGCTAAACATGGGACAATCAAGCGTGCATGGAAGACTTACAACCCGTTGAAGTTTAGATTGCCACTGTTTATAGTGTTCGCGGGTCAAGCCATAAACATGTTCGAGCATGCACCAGGTATCATTGCTTGGATAGTACTTAGCGCCATCTCGGATATGAAACTGATATTTTGCATGGTCAATCATGGATTTTGTGAGCTTCTTGGGAGGTCGAATGTGGCGGGTCAATTGGTCAACACGGTCCCAATAAACATCAAGGAAGGGAATGCAATGCGACGACTGTTTCCGTGAGAGTGCGTCCCCGCGGACCAATTGCATGATATCCATATCGGGAGGCGGCGAGGCGTAATATCCGGCCTTGGTCAGCACGCGTCCTATTGGAGGACCCATAATGACGGTCGGCTGTCCGTTCGCGTCGTCAACTGGATAGAACCTTGAGCTACAAAATGTTGACTCGTACTCTCTGGCAATGCCCCGACGCACGATGGGGGCGAGGTCAACGCCGATCTTTCTTAGACACAAAGTGTATTCGACTGGGTCAAGCACGGAGCTAACATTGAAAATGGAGTCATCACCCATCAACAACCCACGCACACGAAGATGACGCCACACCCATGATGCACTTGGAACGGTCATGTCATCGTTGCGGAATTGAACGGCCATAGCAAATGTTGACATAAGTCCTTGCAACAATGTGTTGCCACATGACGTATTAGGATCGCCTGAGTGCCGAGTGCCTAGGACAGAATATGATATTCCATATTTGTCGATCGCGTCAGTTTGTATCGATCGCTCTAGGGCCTGCAAAACATGTTCTGGAGCACCCATCATATAGTAGAAATCATTTTCCAACCGGCCAAGCCCAGCATGAATCGAGGCGTCGTATCTGTTGAAATCGCCTTCCAACGTTATGTCTGACTGACTGTCGATTGAGTTAATGAAATAGCGGCCCAAAGTTTCGGCGTCATGTCCTGATGCATAGACAAGGCCATACTCGTTGGCCGGATTCCACGCACTGGAAATGGCATCAGACGCTGCCATTATGAAAGGACCAGTACAAACATTATGTTCGGGCTCGGCCGGTTCAATTCCGCGGAAAGCAACTTTCTTGACGCCGTTTACCCCTGACTTGCTGAGGCCCTCCATTTTCACAAAGGCACCTCTGTTGTTGACATAACGGCTTACGCCATCATTAACAGTAACAGCAGCACGGTTGTGGACATCAGCCTGTCCCCGTGGGAATTTGCGGTTCCAGTCCTGATACTTTGCCGGCACTACGTTGTTCCTAATACCTGGCAAGAAGTCATCGAAGTTATCGCGAGCCCATTGGGCAAACTCCGAAAACAAATGGGGGTCAAATTCGGACGTGGACGCTGGCTGGACTTTGATCTTGCGTTCAACGATTGCTGAAATCGACGAATGCGCTGATGCCTCAGGAACCACGGGTATGGATGCTGTCGAAACGATGCCAGCAGCAACTAAAGGCCGGGGCTGGAACGACACAGCTTGAATGTCAGGCACGTTGATCGTTGCTGAGGGATCAATGGCGGCTGACATCAAGCAATCCACACTACGGGCAGGCTTGGTAGATGGCAAGACGATTGGGCCCTTGTGGTGGATAAGTCGATCAGCAGGCGGCATCGAAGACCTATCAATACGGTAATTCTCAAAACCGTCTACCGTGGGAGGTGGGCTGGTGCCGTTGGCTGCAATGGTAGTAGCTAACGCGGCACACGCCACGATGGGCGCGACGGATGGCACGGTTGCGGCTGTGACAGCAGTTGCGACCATGCCAGCAGCCGCAACGGCAGCAGTTATCACGCGTTTCCAATTGACCACAGCTCGAAATTTGTGGTCAAGGGCATCGGAATGGACAGCGTTGATCTTTTGAACAGGCTTAAGCACGGAGTGCATGACAGCCATTTCAAACTCCATGTGCAATACAAACCCCAGAGTGGCAGCTGCGAATGCACTCGATGCTATTATATCAGCAGGCAAGTTATAGCGGCGCACGGCGGTGCGTGCGTAAGAAAGTGCCGTTTTGTAATTGTCGCTGCTGCGTTTCCGTCCCATGCAATACATAGCTACATCTGTCACGAGGCCTTTGGGGGCTATGAAGTCTATATTCCTGCCGATTGATGACAGGAATACAAACGGTCCCCATGAATGAAACGTAAGGTTGGTCAGTGACAACATCTCGCCTGGCACACAGATATCGGCTTTGTCGTTTATGCCAGTTGAAATGGAACTGGGCCCATAATAAGAATGATCCTGGAGTGTCTGACTAAAGGTTCGCTCGACGCTGCGATGACAAACAAGCTTGGACGGAAAGACGCGAAACGCCGTGATGTGGTGGTAGGCCATCATCTCAATTGGTGACCATACGAGGGTGCACGTTACACCTTCGTGCTCGAATTCGAACCCGTTGGCACGCATCCAGTGCAGGTTAGAGTGGACATAGGGTGACCCGTTGCCGGCAACGTGCATGGAGACAGTTGTTGGACTTGTCATGATATACTTAGCCTCCCCGGCAGCAAAGGACCCATAGGCATGGGGGAATGTGTGGTGTAAGGCTACCAGTAGTCCACTTGTAGCCTTGAGGCACAAGAGTGCGATATCGATTGGTTCAAGGTAATAAATGCTGTCGATGGACATGTAAGCGTCAGGCGCAACACAATTGCATTCTTGCACGGTGTGCATACAAGTACGATCCGAGCGGATTGAGTGATGCCTAAACACGTCATTCATGTCTAGAATGGGACAACATGACCATACGTTGCGGCGTTGTAGCTTGTCGTGTCGTGATGGATTACCACCGATGTCAATAATGGTGGCATCAGAATGCGTTCGACGTATGATATAGTCGTACAGTTGGCGCTCACCACGGCTGCGCTCGTCATTGCACAGGGGATGTGAGTGGGGCATCGGATTGGTCGACGACTGGAGTCGTATGTGTGGATTGGCACGCCTAAACTCCTGATACTGGTACTTATTCAAAAAGAAGTCGCAAACGTGGTTTTGTTGATGTTGGTGAAAATAACTATCGGTGGAGTCAGCTAGAACTGTCTTAACTCTCTGGTCGACTAGTGGTTCAAGAAACGATTTGGCGTCAACACCGTGCTGCACGCATGACAACAAAAAATCTTGGTCGGTGCGGGGCAGTGCTGTTTGGCGCAAAGTCGTCTTGAGAGACTGTGATTCAGAGACGACAGGAACTGATGGTGGTACAGTGGGCGGCTGTGGAGGATTAGGTCCTGAAGAAGGTGGTCGGGTTGGTGGATCCGGCGACCGTCTAGAAATTGATCGCCTGTAGCGATCAAGACGGCCAACATTGCCTGGGTGAATTTGTCCCCATCCAGGGCGAACAAGATTCCGACCCGACATGGCGTGGTTAATGTTCTAA